GCGCGGAGCGAATCGCCCGCGCTCGCCCCGGGGGCGCTCTTCCTGCGGCTTGGCCTTGGCATCCGTGTCATTTGCCTTGTTTGACTCGGATGCCTTGTTTGACTCGGATGCCGCCTTTGACTCGGCGTTCTCCTTTGCCTTGGCAAAGGCCTTCTCGACCGATGCACGGCGTGCGGCGTTGCGCTCATGCGCACGCTGTTCGGGGGACTTGTCTGGGGCTTGCTGACCAACCTCACCATTGGCACCGGCAGGCGCCTGATCAGGTATCGTCACCTCGGTCGTAGGCAGCGGCGGCGCGCTGTCGCCCACCGGAGTTACTGGGGTCGAAATGTCGCTCATGGTGCCCTGCCCGAACTTTTTCGAGCGCGGTCTTGAGGATCTGCCTGCGTTTCTCCTTGAAACCTGACTGCATGCTCGACCGCACTCGCGGCGGCAACTTCTCGTTGCCAACCTCGATCAACCCCAACGCCTTCCCGGTTGCCCGGAACTCCGATTTGGAAGTGTAGAATTTTCCATCGACTTGTTCAGTCGGTGGCATCGTGTCCGAGATCACATAAGGAAGCGGAAGATCGGAGCGCGCGACCGGAATCTCGCGCCGATCAACGCGCCACCTTCCAGGCTCATACTCGATCAGGCGGATGTCGGTCATGCGGGCCACCCTGCGGTGAACCCGGCAGGCACCGCGCCGCTGAAGGCCGATGCGCCGAAGTTGATCGTGACAAAACTACCAGCAGAACCACCCGCGCCGCCAAAAAGACAGAACGGAACCATCGTCCCGGCCGGAATCGTCGCGCCACCAACATTGGTCGCAGGATTAAAAGAAGCATTGCCGTTCCAGATACCGGATGGTGATTTGCGAAACCAAATCTTACGATTATCAAGATCAACCGCAACGCCAGCTATTTCACCGTTGCTGTAACCCGCAAATGTCAAAACAGAACTGCCGTTTGAGTAGACGCTTCCTGTCCGGTACCCAACAACGCCAGTTGTCCCTCCATTGCCCATGTTGATGTAGGTCGATGTCGGCGTCCCAATACCAACACCGTGATTGACGCCTGCGCTTGTCACGGAATTGCCCGTCATCTCAAAATAATACTTGCCGGTGGTTTTCCCTGCTACCGTTGCAACCCGCACACCCTGATCCGCCGATGTCGTACCTGTGTTGGTCGCGACGAGATTGCCGCCAGAGAGCGTGACTGCAGTGACGGTGGCCGGGTCTAGCGTCGCATTCGTCACAGGCCCCGGCCCCACCCCAATCGTATCGAACACGACTGGCAGTCCCGGCGCGCCGACCACCTTGGTCACGGCAATGCCGCGACCGTTCGCCGCCTCGGTGACCGGGAGGCCAAGCTTGCCCGCAGCAAGCTCGACCACCGGCAACCCACCGGAAGCAACGGTGACTACGGCTAGGCTCATTTCCGCTTCCTTGCGTCCTTCTTGAGTAGCTCGATCACCTCGTCCTTGTTGCTCGCGCCGCTGACATCGACGCCACGCGCCTCGGCAAGGTTATCCAACTCGGCACGCTTCATCGCGTGCAGTTCCTCGTTCGAAGGCAACGGCTCAAGCTTGGGAGCCTCCGGCACGAACCCCGGCTGACCGGGGCCCTTGTTCGGGTCATTCGGATCATCAGCCATGAGATTACTCCTATGTGAAGGTCCAAGTCTGCGGAGCGGTCTGTGCTCCAGCCGTGGTCACGATCACTGGCCATGTCCCAGCCGTCGCTTTCTTGGTCACAGTTGCGGTGATCGACGTGTTCGAAACGAACGTGGTCGTCTGCGGCACACCGTTCACCACAATCACGCTTTGCTTGGTGAAGTTGGTCCCGGTTGCCGTCAGCAGCTGCGTCCCGCCACCGGAAGCGACCGAAGGCGGCGCGATCGATGTCAGTGTCGTCACGCCGGCAGGCGTCAGCGTTGATGGATGGTCAGCGTTCGGACGCTCAGTGTAGTTGCCCAGATCCGAATGCGTCGCCGTGAAATTGACCAGCGGGACCGGCGCTCCGGTCTTGTTGACGTGAACCTCGGTGCCGAACGCCTCGGGTCTGCCTGCAGCCACGATCGAATCCTTGGCATTCTTGAAGATGCCTTTGTAGTCGGTCGTGGTGTCATCAGGCGGCGGCACCGGATAGACCGGGCCACCAGCCGCCCCGGGCTTGTAGGCATTAGTCTCGTAGGCGGGCGTTGTCGGTGGATTCGGCGCAACCGCAATGTACGGCGTCGGAGGTGTGCCTTGCCACCATGGCTGCTGGTTCGTCGGCGGCGTCGGATTGGCCACCGTCACCGTGGCAGTACGTGGGAGGTTGGTCGTCGGTGCCGCAATGGCGTGGCCGACGAACTGGTCATTGTAGACGTAGGTCGGGCGCAGGTCGTAGTTGCCGCCCGAAAGGACTTGCGTGTCGGGTTCAGCCATGACGTTCTCCTCTCACTGCTGGTAGTTTCGCGGATCGGCAATGCTGCCAAGAGCGGCACCACCGGCAATTCCAAGATATCCCATTTCGGACGGGTTGCGCCCAAGCGGACGAGTCGGTTTCATCTCGGGCGACGCACCCGGCTTTTTGCTGACGTCCCAATGCCCAGTCTCGACGTGCGCCGCAAGCGCGCTTTCCAGCTGCTGCTTCGACGGAGCGGGCAATTTGCCAAGCCCGGGAAATTGGCTCTCGTGCGGCTCGAAACGCTTGCGGATGCGATCCCATTCGAGCCACTGGCTCATGAACAGGTTCAGGCCCGATTCATTCGCGGCCAGCTGGTTGACGGCGAGCGCGCGCTTGTAGGCCTCGCCCATGATCAGTGCGTTCTCCGGCTCATAAAAGCCGGGGGTCTGCAGATGCGCAGGAACGTCGGGATTCAACTCGCCCGACTTGAGCCGCGTCTGCGGCTTGCTGTGCGCCCCGACATATTCGAGCAGCTTCTCGCCCAAGAAGCTGTCCGAACCCTTCTGCTGAATGAGAGAATTCCAGTCCTTGATCGCGCTGTCGCCGGTCAAGTCCCTGTCCTTGTTCCAACTCTTGATCGTCTTCTGGCGCCATGCCTCCTCCTCTGTCGGATTGAGGAACAGGCCGCCACGCTTCTCGAATTCCCTCGCCATGTGCCGGTCGATCGCGCTGATCGCTGCGTTGTACGGGTCCTGCCACACGCCGCTGAACGATCCGGTCTTCATCGACAGACCCTTGGTCTGCGTGGCCAGACGTTCGGTGAACTCGGCCCATGATTCGTTCGGCGTCTTGCGGAACCAGTCCGGGTTCTTCCTGAACATCTGCGCCAGTTCGGCAATGTAGGTGTAGTTGACGCCGCCGCGCGTCCCCAGACCGGGAGGGTTCGCCTTGCCGGATTGCAGGTCAAACATCTGACCGATCTTGTGGTCATACTCCATCAGCATTTCCTTGGTCACCGGCTGACCGTCGCGTGTGACCTTCGATCCGGCTTCCCACGGAATGCTGTCGGCCAGCTTGTTGATCGTTTCCGATTCGCTCAGGTTGCCGCGCAGGCGCAGGCGCGATGCGCTCATCTGATTCGGGAACAACGGATTGCTTGGCGACGTGATGCCCAGCATCAGGCCATCCCAGATCTTCTGCGGCGAAGCCTCCGCACCGTTCTCCGTCATGGTGCGCCCCAGCTTCTTCTGCATCTCGATGTGCAGTTCGCGCGGCACACGCGATGCGTCGATCGGGTTGGCCTTCATGTGCAGCAGGTCATAATAGGTCCACGTGCCATCGGTGCCACCCGGCAAGGTGAACTGATAGCCGTCCGGGGTCCTGAACGACTTCAGGTCGGTGAGCGGGCCAAGATTGTCGATGCCGTGCGCCTTGCCAAACTCGTGCCAGTCCTGCGGCGACCATTCGCGCATCTGCCTGCCGTTCCACGTCACATCGACATTTTCGAACGGCGACTTGGACCCGGTGGCACCTTTAGCCCGCATCTCGGGAGGCACGGGATTGAGGACGTCACCAAGCTGCGGCGTGCCGCCCTTCTGGCGGAACAGACCAAGCTGCTCGGGCTCGGTGTAGAGCGGACCCGGCTGGCGCGGCGGGAAGCCCAGTTGCTCGCGCGTCGGCGGCGGCACGCCTGCGAGGCCGCGCTGTTCCGGCGTGTAGTACTCGACCGTCTGCTTCTCGCGCGGAATGATCTTGTCTGAGCCAACACCACGTTCTTGAATGTGCGGTGGGATCTCCATGCGGCGCACGTCGGTGTAATCCTGCCGTGTCGGCGCAAGCTCCGCGTAGATCTCTCCGACACCACGATCGTAGTTCTGGTTGCCGGCCCACTCGCGCAGCGCCTTCTGGAATTCAGGAGTGTTGACGTTGCGCACGTGGTCCTCGACGTAATTCCGGTAGGACGCGGTCACGACAGGATCGTTCACCGGCTTGCCGAACTTCTCCGCCCATTGCTCGATGCTGAACTCGGGCTTCTGCACCGCTGCAACCGCCTGCTGGTAGAGTTGGTCAGCTGGGCTTCCCGGCAACTGCTTCGCCCTTGGGTTGCCACCCTTCGGCATGTTCTCCAGAAACTGGATCGGGTGCGTGACCTCGTGCAGCAGGGTCGAGAACACCTCGCCACGCTTGTTGAAGTCGGTCAGCGCCTTGTCGCCCAGCATGATGAAGCCAAGGTCGCCCTTGGACAGGTCACCGCGCATGTAGGAGCCATAGGCGTCCAGCGTCGGATCGACGTAGACCGGCATCTTGCGCAGCTGCGGAACGAGTGAGTAAAGCTCGGGATGGTGCAGCACATCCTCCAGCACGACCGGCTGCCCGGACTTGTTCGGGATGCCACGGAAGTAGGCGTGCTGGTCGGAGATCTCGTGCAACGGCGTGCCGGCCTTGTCGAAGGTCCACCCGGTCTGCTTCCAGACATCGGACAGGTGGCGCCCTTCCTTCAGCATCTGCTGCGCCTGCGGCAGCTTGTCGAGCTTGGCTTGTGGCGCACTCATCACGCTGCCGAAGGTGCCCAGCGTGCTCTTGCCGCCCAGCATCGGGACACCACGGATCGATGCGCCGATCGGGCCAGCGCCGGCCAAGGTCGAGGTGACGTCGGCTGCGGCACCGATCGACTGCTCGCGCCCGCGCTGGAACGTCTCGCTGCTGACCCCCGGCTGCATGCGGGCGATCTCGCCTTCGAACATGTTGCGCGGAGCCTGCCGCAATTCTTCGGCTGCGGTGCCGATCGCTCCGACGCCACGCTGCAGCAGGGACGGGTCCTTGGGCGAAGGGTACTGCTGCTGCCACATTTCACGTGCGGCGAATGTGGGATCGACCGGGGTGCGCGGAGCCGCAGGCTCTGACGGTCGCCCGCCAAGCCAGTCGCCAAGCCCACGTGCACCGGCAGCGATCGAGCCCATCACGCCGCCGGCAATCGAGTTGGGGCCGGCAATGATCGGGCGATCCAGCCGGGGCAAATTCTCGCGCGCCCATACCTTGACCGGGCTTTCCGCCGGCGACGTGTCGGGCTCTAGAAGGCGCCCCTGCATCGGCGGCAGCGGCTGATCGGCAGCTGAGAGGTCCGGTTCGAACAGCCGCCCCATCGGCCTCCCGCCTTCCTCGGCGGGCTTGCCCCAAGGAAGGTCGTTCAGCGGCGGAGCCTCAGGGCGAACCGTGATGCGCGGGACGCCGTAGTAGGGGTCTAGCTCTTCCTCGTAGGCCATCACCCCACCCCATAGTCCACGCTGTCACGATAGGCGGCGAAATCAGCCAGCGCACCCATGCGGACAGCATCCCGATCCGGGGTCATCGGACCGGGTGCCGTCTCCGGGCGTGGCGTGGGAGCAGGGATGACGCCTCCCGGAAACTCGGGCGGAACGGACGACAGCTGGTCCCGGGCTGGGGTTTTGGAGGGACCAGCTGCCGCCACGTTGCCGGGACTTGCTCCAGTAGCCCCGGCAAACAGCGAACCGGGAGCACGTGGCTTGAAAGCCATGCCAAGTCCTTCGCCAAGCGTCTCGATACCTCCTCGAATACCTTTCGGGTTGGGCGAATTCAGCAGCCCTGTGGTACCCGCATAGCCCAAGGGGCCGCCGCTGCCGTAGAGCGCCCGGGAAGTTTCACGTGAAACTGTCGGGGCCGTGCCGGTCGCCTGCTGGGTGATGGGCGAATTATAGATTGCGCGGGCGTTCACCTGACGTTCCGCTAAGGTGTCGTCACCAAAGCGCACCACGTTGTTCCCGAAGGCTTTTGTGGCACTGTCGAGGTCCTGCGCACCGTAGAAATCCCGGGCATTCTTTCGCTCAGATCCGGCCATTTCGTGCCCGATGAAATCGGCCTGCACGCCGGGATCGGTCCACGGCTTGTTTTGCTGCGCGGCAAATCCCTGCAGGGCATCGAAACGCGGCCCGCGCCACTGCATCAGGCCATAAGCACCCTCGTCCGGGTTGACCGCATTGGTGTGAAGTGAACTCTCACGCTGCAGGTTGCCCACTACCGCAGCAGCCTGCATGCGCGACATGCCGTTGCGCATCAGGCGGTCCATCAGGAAGCGCGGGTCAGCCGCCTGCGGAGTTCCACCGTAGTAGGCCATGGCTCGTCCTCACTGGCGCGGCGGTCCCTTCGGCATCATAGCCTGCCGCTCCTTCTGTTGCGCGGCAAGGTTGAATTGCTGCGCCTTCTGCTGGCTCGCCTGATTGAACTGCGCGGCCTTCTGCTGGCGGTTGATGGCGTCGCCCTGCGCCTTCATCATCATGCCCTCGCGCACCATGGCGTTCTTCTCCTGCATTCCCTGCCGCGCCACCTGCTGCTTCTGGGTGTTCAGGACAAAGTCGCCCTGCATCTTCTGCAGATCGGCGGCGTGCTTCTCGCGATCGCGCTGCATCTGCGCCGCGATCTGCGCGATCTTGGCCTGCCGCTCCTTCTCGGCGCCTTGGAATTCCAGCATGGCGACTTCCTTCTCGTTCTCGATCTTCCTCTGCTCAGCCATGCTGCGAGACTGGATCTCGGCAATCTGGATCTGGCGGTCCTTGTCGTTCTCCTGCGCGGCGTGCTGCATCTTCATCTGCTCGATCTGCATCTTCGCCTGCGGGTCTTCCTTGCCCTGCTGGCCGCCCTGCTGCGGCATCTGGCCAGACGCTGCAAGCTGGCTCAGCTGCTCGGTCATCTCGTCGATCGAGCCGTCCAGCTGGCGGCCGGCGCGATAGGGCGAGATCGCGAACTTGAGCACCTCGCCACCGAACTTCGCGCTCTGCGGCAGCATCTGCACCATCGTGCCCAGTTGCTGGATCAGCGTGGCCAGCACGGTGACGAACTCGCCGCGCTGCTCCTTCTCCTGCTGCTCGTCCAGCTGGATGGTCGAATCCGTCTCGATGTCGAGCACGAAGTTGCGCGCGCGGTTGTTGCGCAGGAAGGCAAGCACGTCCTCGACCGTCGCCTTCTGCGACAACTGTTCAATTTGAGATTGTATCTGACCAAGCGCCTGCTGCGCCGCCTGTTGCGCCGCCTGTTGCGCCTGCGGGTTTGCCTGCAGCTGCTGCATCATCTGCGGATCGGACTGCACCTGCATCATCTGCTGCGCGGCCTGCTGCTGCAGCTGCTGGATCTGCTGCTGCACCTGCATCTTGCGCGGCAGGTCCATCTGCGACATCGCAAGGATCGTCTCGTCGTCGAACTTCTCGGTGATGATCTCGACCGAGATCTGCACGCAGTCGCGCGCGATGCGCACCATTTCGTTCTGCTTGTCGCGGATGCGAACGGACCCGGACTGCATCTTCAGCTTCTGCGCGCCCAGCGTCTCCTGCGGATCGGTCGAGCCACGCATGATGTCGGACAACCCGACGATCTGGTAGATGTCGTCGATGATCTGCTTGCGGATGCCGACGAGCGTCATCACCGTGTTGGCGATGACGTCGAGCGGCAACCAGACGATGACTTCCTTGGTGCCTCCAAACGCGGCCCAATTCTTGATCGGGACCATGATCTCGCTGGACGACCTCGTGCGCATCGCTTTCTCGATCGCGTCGGCAATCTCGTTGCCGCCGGCAGGATAAAACCCCTTCGCCATGATCGCTTCGGTGAGCGCATGGATGCGCGCGGTGAGCGAGTTCAATTCCTCCAGCTGGTCGCGGTAATACTCGACGTCGGGGACCGGCACGAGCGAACCGGGCTGCGTAGTTGAATATGCCGGCTGCGGGCAGGGGAAGTATCCCTGCAGTTCAAGGTGCGGCTTGGCCTCGTCGAGCAGGACCTCTGAGCCCTCGCTCACCCAGACGACAAGCTCCAGCCCCTTGTGCCAGACCTCCCAGATCTTGGCACGCTCGCGATCGTCGGTGCCGCCAACATCCTTGGTGTCGTGCTCGACCTTGTAGTCGAGCTTGTCGTAGGCGTCGCCGGAGAACTTCTGGAAGCGCTTCTTCGCCTCGCGCCGCGTCAGATAGCTCGCTGCCGCGACCCACTCGACCTCGGCCCAGCTGCGGCTGACACTGTGCAGGAAATCGCGCCTGTCCTTGTAATCGATGCAGACGCGCTCGGGTTGCCAGCCCCGGGCGTTGCGCTCGTGCCGGCACCAGAGCGCGCCGCGACCGTGCAGTGTCAGGCCATCCCTGACCTGCTTCAGCGCGGGATGGATGTAGGAATCGTCGAACGACACGATGGCGCAGCGTTCCGCCATCTCGCTCGCGGCTTGGGGAACAGGCTTACGGTCCTTGAACTTCGGCACCACGACCGGCACCGGGGCGCGCGCGTAGATCACCGGGGCGAGCACCTGCACGTTGGCCCAGAACATCTGGAACTGACGATCGCGCCGCCCCTCGCGCAGCCGCTCAAGGTTGGCGTAGAGCTTGTCGATGTTGTCGCAGGCGTCGTTCCACTCCTCGAATGCGTTCTCGCTCTCGCGGATCAGTTCCATCCACGTGTCGGCATTCTTCGGCTCGGTGTAGACGTTGACCTCGTCGCTCTGGCGGCCACGCGGCTCGGCTGCCTTGCCGGGAGGCGGGAGGATCATGGACATCTATTCTTCTCCCCTCCAGATGCGATGCGCGCGCGAGTAGTCGTTCTCGCCCTTAAGCGGAAACGTGCGCGCCTTCTGCCACGTGCGGTAGTAGCCCTCGGCCTGCCACGCCCAATAGATGGCGCGGATGTGCCGGATGACTGGCCAACGCTTCATGGCCGCACGCTCCCGTCCTGATGCCGGGTGATTGCCACATTAACCCACATCGAAAGGGTGCGCAGCTTGCGCAGGATGAAGGTGCGATCGGCGCCCTCGGGCACGACCTCCATCAAGGTCATGGCATACTGCTCGGTCGCCTCGCGACAGACCTGCATGCTGGCCTGCTGGTCGTCGGTTGGCGTGCGATAGCCGAAGGCGTCCTTGTGCAGGGTCATCAAATCATCCTTGGCACATGCACGCCGGCCATTCCCAGCAGCACCGTGATGATCCAGAGCACGATCAGCACCATGATGATCACGGACACGACGTAGATGATGGTCCTGAACGGCTCTGCGATCGGCACAAGCGCGAGCAACTGCTGGATGCCCCACCACAACACGCCAAGGATGATCAGCGCGAAGATGATTCCCACCAAGGTGCCGATCATTGCAGCCTCCTCAGCTGAAGCGGTAGCGGTTCCTGATGTTGGCGTTGAAGAAGCGCCCCGGCGACGGCGAACTGGTGATGCCACGGTACACGCTTACCGGCACTTCGTAATAGATGTAGGTGCGCCCGCTCTGCAGGAACGTGACGCTCAGCGTGCGGTCGTTCTCGCTATAGCCGACTTGGCGGATCGCGCTCGAATCGACCGATTGGCTATACTCACCCTCGGCCTCATTCCAGCCGACGCTCCTGCGTCCCGCGCGCGCCGTGGTCAGGCGTTGGGCTGCGGTTGGCAGGCTGGGCATTCTGGCCATGGCTCATGCGTGACCTTGGATCTCATCATCCTCGAATTCATCGAGGCCAGCGTCACTGCGCTGCGCCTTGGCCATGTCCATCAGATGCATGCCGATGGTGTAGAGCTTGTCGGTGTCGGTGATGCCGGTGATGGTGTTGAGCGTGACGTGGCCTTCCGCCGAAGGCATGGCCAGCACGAACAGGAATTCGAATGGCCGGTCGTGGTACATGCCGCGCAGGGCAAAATCGATCCCGTTGGCCAGCGTCGCCAACTCAGGTCTAGTACTTTTCATAGCCTGATCCTCCCGGGTCGCCGGATCGTAGGCTCATCCGGGGGTGGAATCACCCAGCCTTTTGGCATGCGATCGACCGGCTTGGCAATCGGCAGCAGCTTCCACGCCTGCGCCAGATAGCGGAAGGCGTCGGCGTAGTGGGTGGTCCAGTTGCGCTTTTCCTCCTGCTTGAACGCCTTCAGTTCCTCGTCCCAAGCGCGCTGGTACTGCTCCAGCGCGGCAATCCCGATCTCCTCGCAGCGCGGGTGGAAGACGCAGATCGGCAGCGTGCGGCGCGCGGCCTCGATACCGTCGAGCTTGTTTGCCGCAGTGATCACGAACGGGTGCAGGCCGAACGCGAGCATGCTCTCGACGCGGGTGCGTCCCGCGCCCCATTCGAGCACCTTGGCGTCGTGCGGCACGTAGTCGGTGCCGTCCTGCCAGCCGTGCAGCGTGCGCTTGGCCTCGATCACGCCAGCATAGTGCTCGACGCCTGCGGTGGACGCGCCATAGACGTCAAGCAGCGCCACCTGCCCGCCCCGGATCTGGAAGAACCAGATCGCGGTGTCGTCGCGCACGCCAATGTCCCATGCGCGATGCACCGGGAGATCAGGGTCTGCATCGAACTCAACGATGCGCTTCTCCTTGCGCACGTCGAGCATTTCGAGCGCGAAGTAGGCGCCCAAGATAGCTGCGTTGAAATTGCACAAATACTCTTGCTCGAATTGCGCGCCACCAACGTCGCGGCCGAACAGCGAGATATATTCACTCAGCGCGTTGTCGAGTTGCTCAGGATTTAGAGCTTGCGTGTCACGAGCAGTAAGAATCGAAGTAAACCAGCCATCACTTTGTGATGCCATGTCGAACATTGTTTTTGCATGATTGCGACCCCTTGGTGTTGTGATGAATAATGCCCAGCCATCGTTCTCCTCCAAGATCGGACGATGGTAACCCCAAGCTCCGGGATGCGCCAAGGCCCACTCGCTGTAGACGATGCCTGCAGGGCTAGAGCCCATGGTCGAATCGTAGCGATCGCTGCCGATCACGGACCACGTTGAACCGTTCTTGAAGCGAATGAACATCTCATTGTCGTTGGTATTCTCGCGAAGCTCGCGCGGGAAAGCCTCGTCGATGCGGCGCTTGCCGGTGTGCGGATTAACCGCAGTCCATATGGCTTTCCGGCCCTGTTCGTATTCCGGGAGGCAGTGCCAATAATTTCCCGGGCGCTCGCTCGCGGCGCACATCGTGTAGTGCAGCGCGACGTCGTCCTTGCCGGCGCGGCGATGCCAGATCGCCATCGCTCGCTTGCCGCCATCGATCAGGTAATTCCAGAGCGGGATTTGGTAATTGCGTGGCCGCCAGTTATTCGGCAGCTGGATCTTTATGACCGTTGGTTTTGCCATTTGGCTTGTGCTCGATGACTAGCGGCAACGGCTCGAAACGGCGGATTACTTCGATCAGGATATTTGTCTCGCCTTGCGTCTTAATCTCAAGCGGGAGCACCTTGCCTAAAACAGCGATAAAAGCGGCAGGTTTAGTGGTGGCGACCTCAGTGAGATAAGTGACGAGGCCATCCTTGCCACCTCCACCTGCGGCTTCTGCGGCGAGGATTAAGGCATCGCGCAGGATGCGCGTGTTGCGTTCGGGAACGCCCTTCTTGCGGCCTGAGCCGCGACGATGGTCCGGGCCAGACTTGAACGAGGTAGAGCTAACTGCCACCCGCTACCTCCCGCAATTGAACTGGGTTCACGCTTTATCAGGAATGAGCCCGCGCCACCATGTTTCTGCGTCGAAACGGCTCTCGGTCACGATGCGGGTGAGTTTAGTGTTGGCAGGATCGAGCGAGAAGCCGGCCTTCCAATCCTTCAGCGTCCCCAGCCAACAGTCGTCCAAGATCCAAGCGTCCCACCACGTAGTGGCACTCCGTGAGCTATCGCACACCCCAAACAGGAACCGAGACTTACCTCCTGCACGCCTCAAGGTGTCATGCCACTCGATCTGGGTAGGGCGCATATAGGATGGGCGCAGTCGTTTGGGTTTTCCCTCGGCAATAGAGCAAATAACGTCCCCATCCTCAGTGTACTTCTTGAGATATTCACCCTTCTCCTCCAGGAGAATCGAAGCAACCTTCAACTCAACAGGAAGGGATAGACCTATGCCCGGAACGAGAACACTCAGATCGGCCATTCCAATCGTTGATCCAATGGACGGCTGAACGAAACTGATCCACTCCCCCTTCAGCCAAGACTTCACCTGATGCTTCAGAAGATCCTCGCGCATCGCAATTCCTCCATGTCGAAACAATCCAACCATTTTGTTTTCAGATGAGCAATGGAGGAGTTTTCCGGGGAGGGACCTGACGTACCGTCAGGTTCAGAGTACAGAGTTGAGGCTCTCCTCCCCATCCAGTACGGACACCCCTATGGCAAATTGTAAATAAGTTGAAGATGGTGGATGGTAGGGGAAACCGGGCGGGATAGGCTGGAGAGCCTCAACTCTGAACTCTGAACCTTTTTCACCTCTCCTTCGGCCGTAAAAGCGGCACGTCATGCTCCGGGCAGCGCAGGCGGCCAATCGCCATCTGGTCGAGCCGCACCTTCGCCACGAAGCCGCACTCCGGGCACGCCATGTTCGTCATCTTCGGTGTCCGCTGCACCCGGAAGTCCACCGCGTATCCGGCCGTGAAGCGCGCCGCCGGGAGCGGCCCCAGCTTGGTCAGGACGGGCTCCCACATGAATTTGAACATCTCCCCCTCCGTGGTCGCGGTCATCTTCCCCTCCAGCCCCATGTCGGTCGCCAGCCGGCGGAACTCCTTCCCGTGCTTGACCTCATGCGGCAGCGCGGCGTGGCAAAGCTCATGCACGAGGATGCCGGCCACCCGCACCGGGTCCGTCTCGCCCGCCGTGACCCAGATCTCTCGCCCGTTGTCCTCGCTCACCGCGTCGGACCAGCACAGGCCGACATAGCGCTGCTTCGCCCGGTGCGGCGGGCAGATCGCCGCCCGCACGTTCGGCGGAAGCGGATTTCCTCCGGCCTCGAAAGCCGCTCGCGCCGCTTCGATGAAGCCGTTCAGCCACTGGTCGCGGGTGAGTGGCTCGTTCTTGGATTTCATCAGTTTGTTCATTGGGTTGTCTCCTGTTGTTTGGGTTGGCGGATGAGTAGGCGGGCAGCAAATACGCGGTAATTGCTGCCCGTGATGCTCACCCGATAAAGGTGAGGCTCTGCTTCGCCCGGGTGATCGCGACGTAGGCGAGGTTCTGTTCCTGATGCCGCTGCCAGTCCTGCCGCGCCGCCTTGGAAGGGCAGCGCAGGGCGTGCTCGATCAGGAACACGTGGTCCCACTCGCGCCCCTTGGAACGGTGGTAGGTGGCCAGCGTGACGCACGCCTTCGGGTCGATGTCGTCACCGAACAGGTCAGCGATGAACGCCACCACGTCCTCGACGCCGTGCTTGCCGGCCTTCTGGCACGCCGTGCAGATCTCGATCAGGGTATCGACCCGATCGGAAACCTCCTGCGCCTTGGCCTCGGAACCCTTCGCCGCCGCCTTCTGCATCTCGCCGACGCGATAGTCCTCCAGCTTCGGCAGCAGCTGCTCGATCAGTTCTACCTTCCAGCGGCGCGCCAGCTTGGCCAGCCCGATGCCGATGTCGCGCCCCTCGACCTTGGCCGCGATGCCACGGCGGATCAGGCCATAGGCCGCCGCGACCAGCGGTGCCGTGTTGCGGCACAGGAGGGCGTTGCCGGGGACGAACTTGATGTCATTGATCGCGGCAAGCTCGACATCCCTGACTTCTCCCGCGATCGCGTCCGGGGCCGCCTCAAGGTCCGGAACGATGCGCTGCGCCAGCGCGACCACTGCCTTGGGGCAGCGCCACGTCATGGTCAGCGGCAGCACCACCGCGTCCAGCTGCTCGATCATGTTCTCCAGCGCGTTGGCATCGGCGCCGGAGAACCCGTAGATCGCCTGCCGGTCGTCGCCCACGATGTGCAGCTGGCCGCCCGGGGAGAGGAACTTGCGCACCAATGCCTGACGCGCACGCGAGATGTCCTGCGCCTCGTCCACGAAGATCACGTCGCGGGTGAACTTCACCCGCAGGTTCTTCACCAGCGGGAACAGGATCATGTCGTCGAAATCGACGACGTTGGTCTGCTGCAGCGACTGCTTGTAGACCCACTGCGCCGCCCTGATCACCAGATCCAGCGCGTCCGTCTCGTCCAGCCCGTTGATGTCGTAGTGTTCCGCCAGTTGCGCCCAGACATCGACCGATCCGATCGGAGCGTCGTCGAAGAAGCCGATGCCGGCCAGCTTCGCCTTCGACACCAGTTCGGTCACCTGCGTGGCGTACTGGCTCAGGACGCTGCGCAGCTGCGCGTCACTCTTGTCGTTCTTGATCGCCGCATCGACGATGTTGCGCACCTTGAACTTGTCGATGTCGGGGGAACGGAAGGCAAAGCGCACGAGGCCCCACCCCATGGCATGCGCGGTCTGCGCCGCAGTGGTCTTCCAGTCGGTGTGGCCATTGGCCTTCAGCTTGGCCGAGATCTCGACCTCGATCGCCTTGTTGTAGGCGCAGACCGTGATCGTCAGCTGCGGGGAAGTCTCGCGCAGCGCATCGACCGCCGCGAGGATGGTCGAGGTCTTGCCGGTGCCGGCGCGCGCGATCAGCGCGATGTTGCGGTCCTGCGCGGTGACCGCGTAGACGAAGTCTGACTGCTGCTGGGTGAGGTTCATTGGGACGCTCCGGTTGTTGGGTCGGGGGTCGATTCGATGTGGCAAGCGGTGTTGAAGTTCAGCTGCGGCCAGCGAGCGCATCGGCGCGATCGGCTTCGTCCATCATCGCAATCAGGTGCAGCCGCTCCGTCTCGGCCTTCTGGCGGGCCTTGTCGGTCTTCGCCCGCTTGAACGCGGCCAGCGCCTTGTCGTTGATCTCGCGGCGCAGCTGGTTGCGGTAGTCTTTGGCGGTCTGGTTCATGGGGCGAATCTCCGGTTGCGCCAGCACCTGCTGGCCAGCTGTTGTCTCACGTCTGCGGGTGAAAGGCAAGGCCTTTATCAGATCCTCACCCACAATTCGCCGTCGTGCTTGTGCGTCTGCTGCCAGCCGTCGAAGCGCGCCTGCATCTCCGCGACCCACTCCTCGGTGCGCCTGATCTCGGCGTCGCGGTTGCGCAGGTCGCGTGCCTTGAAGGCGTTGAACTGGGCATCGTTGCCGTAGTAGCCCATTCGATAGCTCGACGCATCGATCGTCGCCTTGAAGCTGTCGCGGGTGAACCTCAGTGTCTTCTCCTCGCGCTTGCCGTTCTTGCCATACTCGAAATAGGTGAAAACGACCGGGGCCGTCTCGTTGAACACCGCGTGGCGGGTTTCGAGCATGTATTCGCGTCGGCGCTTCATGCTGTCGATCAACCATCCCAGCGTGTCGCGCGCCACCTCGAAAGGCAGCTGCTGCGCGCCCGCGCAGCTGGCGGTCTGCCAGCCGGTGCCGGGACGCTGGTAGCCGTGGTTCGCGATGCGGCCCTTCTTGGCGAGGATCTTGCGGCCACAGCACTGGCAGGTCATCCGGTCGTTGGTGTCGTCGGCCTCCAGCATGCGCGATTCGACGTGGAACTGGGCGCGGTAGCCGGCGTGGTACGTCTTGACAATGTAGTCGTTGGCGGCCTGTTCGGTTTCGAACGCCAGCTTGGGGAGGGCGCGGAAGCGGCCCATTCCGTTGCGCTCAATGATGACGAATTTGAAGTTGCTCATGTTAGTCCACCTCGCTCAGCGGGCCGTTGAAGGCGTTCTCGTCGAACTCTACCTCGTGCTCCGATCGGTCATCCCAGACGATCCATCGACCGCTGCGCAGGCGCACCGGGCGGTAGTAACGGTCGAGGTCAGCCAGCTTGCGGGCGGCGGCCTCGGTACCGATGACGAAACGGGTGCTATCCATTGGGAATCTCCGGGTTGCGCCAGAAGATGGCCAGCTGTTGTCCCACGTCTCAGGGGTAAAGGCAAGGCCTTTTGGCCCTGCCTCTGCACTTTTTTCAGATCCCGACGTCGTCCCCATCCGGGGGCAGCGGACGCACAGACCCCGGGGGCAGCGGCAGGAAGCCAGTGAGCGAGAAGGTGTTGCCCTTCTTGCCCCCGGCCTTGATCCGCTCGTAGCGCGACAGCTGTTTCTCGATCGACTTCAGCTTGAGCGCGATGCGGGTGAGTTTGTCGATCGTGTCGTCGCGCTGCTCGACGAGACGTCCGTACTGCGCCGCCAAGGCGGCGGCGCGCTTGGCCTGTAGCTTGTTCATAGGAACACCCACTGCACTACCGAGAAGATGAACGCGACGACCATGAATATTCCCAACAACCCGATGGCAATGAGTGGAAGAGCGAGCCACATTGCGAGAACCATTCCCAATGTTTTCATCGATCCGGCCCATGGTCCTGCCGCGCCGCCAACTCGTCGATGATCACCTCGTGCAGCGCCTCCTGCGCCGCCTGCATCGAGGTGAACTCGCGGTCGTCTACGAGTTCGCCATACTCGTCTACCAGCACGAATCCGTTGCCGTGTGGCTCGACCATCCAGCTTTCGACGTCGTGGCCGCCGCGCGGCAGGCGCGAGGACTTTGACTTGGGCGCCATCGGTGTCCACGTCACGGTGTAGTTCAGCAGCATGCCCTCGCGCTGCGTCTCGACAGCAACGTCCCAGTTGCGGCAGCAGTGGAACGCGGTGGTCGAGGGCACCTCGACCAGCTTCTGGCGCTTGCAGTCGGGGCATTCGAGATTGTGGAAACGGGTCATTCGAATCTCCTGTTTGTCCGTCACTGAGTTAAACCATGCTTTAATCCTTTAGGCAAGGCCTTTCGATCCTTGCGCACGAAAAATTTCGTCCCCTTATAACCAATGATGCGCCAAGGCGTGTCGGTCATGGCCTCGTTGATCTGGTTGATGTGGACGTTGAGCGTGCGCTGGCGCTTCACCCCTTTGATCGGGAGTCGCTCCAGCAGCGCCTCCGATTCGACGCCATCGTTGCCCGACGCCCTGACGATGTCGAGCAGCTGCGCCTTGAGCGGCGACATCTCGATGCCGAATCGCTTCATCCGCAGTCTGGCCCCGCAGGTGGGGCATGTCGTTCTGGTCCTCATTGGGCTTCCTCCTCGTTGTTGCAGAAAAAGCGGTAGTTCTCCTCATGGGCAACTTCGCCTCTGGCGACATTGATTGCCCATCCCTTGCGGTCCCACGAACGCGCCGTTCCCTCGTCGCCATCCCTGCGCGCCTCCTGCGCGCTCTCGACGCACAAGTTCTCCAGCCGGTCGAGCACGTGCGAAACGGTCGAGTTGCGCACCAAGTGCTCCACCAGCACGTCGAAGGGGTTCGCCATCACTCAAATCCCTCCGTGATCAAGATCGCATCCACTGCTTGCTGCGGGATCAACTCGACGTTCCAGTGATCCTCGCAGATGCCGCTCCATCGTTCATGCCAGATGTCATTCGGTAATTCTGGATGCTCCTCGCGCAAAATCGTTTTGGCGCGCTTGATGAAGCCAGCGAGGGTGAAACCATCTAGGTTACGCATCATGCCTCCCCCTTGGTGTGCTTCAACAATGCTTGTTCGATCAGTTGGACAAATTCGAACAACTGCTTGCGGGTCTTGCCCTGCTCGACCACTCTCCGATCAAGCGAACGAAACACCCACACTGGGCTGCGTGTCCAAGCTGCGCCGCTTGGATCGGGGCGGGACCAAGTCCCGACTTGGGTGCCATCGACGGTAACGCGATGGTCACGATGAAACTTCATCATGCCACACCTCCTTTCCTGACGACCTTCATCACTTGGTAGAATTCGATCCAGCGCTTGGTGAACAGGTCGCGCCGGTCCTCGTAGGCCTGCAGCTTCTCGGCGCTCGACAGGCGCCAGTCGTAGGCGCCCAGTTCGCGCTTCGCCTCGTCGGCCTTGTCGGCGTAGCGCAGCGAGGCGACGTTGATGGCGTCGAAGATGTCTTCGGCCTGCTCAAGGGTGAGTTCGATGGTGATCTTGTCGGTCATGTCACGCCCCCCGGATGCTGTTGGCGTAGGCCACCGCGTCGCTCAACAGATAGAAGCGACGGGTCGCATCGACCTTGTTGGGGAAGCGGCGCGTCTTCACCACGAAGGGATCGCTGCCATTGGGCTGGTACTCGATCTTCACCACCGGGCACGTCTCGAAATTGGTCGAGGCCGGGTGGCCAAGGAAGGTCGTCTCAAGGGTGAAGATGTCTTTGCGCTTCATTGGGGAATCTCCTGCTGGTTGTCCGTCACAGGGTTAAAGCATTCTTTTATCCCAAATGCAAGGCCTTTCATCTTGCAAATCGAAAAAAGTTGGCGCATGCTGTTCTCCTCCGGTTGACCAAGCGAGGACGCTCGGCACCGGACCAACGCCCAAGGAGGGCAACATGGCGACCAAGCGAAAACCCCAGACAAATCAGGACGTGGCAACGGTGAAGGGACCGCAGGTTCCGGCAAGCGTCGGCGCAGCGTTCGATACCGAAGACACCGGCTTCGAAAACGTCCAAGCCAGCGACCTGATCATCCCGCGCTACTCGATCCTGCAGGGCCTCTCCCCGCAGGTGACCAAGGGCAAGCCGGAATATGACCCGAATGCGCGCGTCGGTGCGATCTACAACATCGGCCTGCAGGAAGTGATCGGGGACGAACTGCGCTTTCTCCCGGTCCACTACACCAAGGTCTACATGGAGTGGGCGCCGCGATCGAGCGGCAAGGGTCTGGTCCGCATCCACGAGGACAGCGACATCCTCGACAAGGCGACCCGCGACCAGAACAACCGCGCGACGCTGCCGAACGGCAACTACATCGCGGAGACAGCGCAGTTCTTTGGCTTCGACCTGAACGGCAGGACACCGCGCAAGGTCTTCATCCCGATGACCTCGACGCAGCTGAAGAAGGCGCGCCGCCTGCTGACGCTGGCAATGAGCGAGGAGATCACGCTCGACAACGGCAAGACCCGCACCCCGCCGATCTACTATCGCGTCTACACGCTCACCACTGTCCCCGAATCGAATGCGGAGGGGTCGTGGGTGGGCTGGAAGGTCGAGCGCGCCGAAGCGCTGCCGGATCTGCCCGACTGGCAGAGCCTCGCGGAGGCAGCCAAGCGCTTCCGTGCCTCGCTCACGGCCGGCAATGCCAAGGGCGACATGGCCGGCGTCGAGGGCGAGCAGCCGGCGCAGCGCGTGCGCTACAACGAAGGAGATCCGCTGTGAGCGACATCGCACGCGCCTTCGACGAGCCCGCCGAGATCGGGCTCGCTCCGCTGGCAGAGATCGTCAAGTCTGCGGAGCGTGCGGTCCTGCTGGAGCGCATTGCTGCCGAGATGGAAGAGGAACTGACCAAGGTCCGCAAGGAACTGAACGACCTGAAGTTCGTCCGCATCCCTGACGCCATGGCTGAAGCCGGCCTGACGTCGTTCGCGCTGAAGGACGGGTCGAAGGTCAAGGTCGAGGACTTCGTGCAAGGATCGCTACCGAAGGACCCGTTGCAGCGTGCGCTCGCCGTCAGCGTGCTCGAATCGCACGATGGCGCCGCGCTGATCAGGAATCAGGTCGTGGTCCCGTTCGAAAAGAAGGACCACAACCGCGCGATCCATCTGGCACGCGAACTGGAGGATCGCGGGCTCACGGTCAACGTCACGCACGACGTGCATGCGCAGACGTTGCAAGCCTTCGTGCGCGAGAAGCTGCGTGCCGGCGAACAGCTGCCATGGGAATCGCTTGGCATCTTCGTCGGCAGGCGGGCCAAGATAACGCCGGCATCCTGACCGCAACGAGGAGGGAAGATCTCCAAAGCGGTTGGTCCAGCAGCGGGGCAAGGCAGCCCTAATCCAAGGTCCTGATGCGCGAAGCGCGGTGGCACCAGATTTCGAGCCACGCCAGCGTCAAAAGCCGGTTCCTCGTTGTGTGTGTGAGGTGCTCATTCCCGGCAAATCAGGACAATCCCCGCACCTTCAACCGGAGTGCCCGATGCGACACCTCATCTTCGACACCGAGACGACGGATCTTTCCGCCGGCACGCTCGTGCCTGACGATCGCCAGCCGCGCCTGACCGAATTCGCCGCTGTCCTCTGGGACGACGATCTCAGGGACGAACAGGAATTCAACTGGCTGTTCAATCCCGGCATCCCGATCGCGCCGAAGGCGGCCGAGATCTCGCACATCACCAACGAGATGGTGAAGGACGCGCCGCCCTTCCACAAGCATGCGCCCGCGATTCGCGCGTTGCTGGTGCTGGCTGACGTCGTCGTCGCGCACAACCTGTTCTTCGACATGCACATGCTGGCCTGCGAATTCAGGCGCAACAACACCGCAGACGTGAAGTGGCCGAGAGGCATCTGCACCGTCGAGGCGACGGAGCATCTGCTGGGCCGGCGCATGAAACTGAGCGAGCTATACCGCCTGCTGTTCGCGGAGGACCTGCATGGTGCGCACCGCGCGATCGTGGACGTGCGCGCATTGCTGCGCTGCTACCGCGAACTGATCAAGCGGGGAGAACTCTGATGTGGGTCTATACGCTCGATAAAGAGGATGGATTGTATCATGTCGGCTACTGGCTCCGGGCTGGACCGGAAGAAGGTTATGCCGACTTTTTTCGTGTCTCGGAATTCAAGGACGAGGACGATGCCCGCTGGGAAGTTCACTTCCTCAATGGCGGAGATCCAAAGCCATGAGCGTCCGCATCCGCACCGGCTATGCCTTCCACAAGGCTGCTGGCCAGCTGTCCGTCATTGCCAGCATCCTGCAGCAGCATGGCCGCAAGCATGCGCCAATCACCGACACCGCGTCGGCCTACGGCTGGGTGCAGTGGGACGGCATCGTGCGCAAGCTGGGCATGCAGCCAGCGTTCGGCGTCGAGCTTGCCGTCTCGCAGGACATCACGGCGAAGCGCCCGGTGGTTGACTACTGGACTTTCATTGCCAAGGATGACCTGCGGCCATTGCACCAGATCATCAGCGTAGCAACTGAGCAATTCCGCTATGAGCCCCTGCTGACGTTGGAGCAGGCAGCCCGCGCTGCCGAAAGCCTCAATGTTGTCATGGGTCATCGGAGCCCGGTCGAGGTGATCGGACCTCGATCGGGCCTCTGGTTCGCGCTGTCCCCAGCGGTCAGCCCCGGGCAACTGAAGCGCGTGCTCAAGGCTGAGCACCTGCTAGTCGCCGCCTGTGACAACCGATTTCCCGGGAAGGACGATCGCGGCCTCTACGAGATGGCCTGCGGCAAGCGCTCCGATACCCAGAGTTATCCCCAGTGGATAATGAGCGACGACGAATGGCGCGCATCGGTCAGCCATTTCGACCTGTTCCAGATGAACCTCGACGTCGCCCTGCAGCGACGTGACGCCATCCTGCAGCAATCGACCGCAACCCTGCAGCGCGCCGAGATGGCGCACCCGCCGCGTCCCTACAGCCTGCTGCAGATGTGCGAGGCTGGTGCGCAGCGGCTTGGTGTCAACCTTGGCAGCCAGCCCTACGCGAGACGGCTGACGAGCGAACTGGCGACGATCGTCGCCAAGGGATTCGAAGACTACTTCTACATGGTCGCCGACATCGTCGCATTCGCGCGCCAGCGCATGATGGTCGGTCCCGCGCGCGGATCAAGCTGCGGCTCGCTGGTCTGCTACCTGCTGGGCATCACCACGATCGACCCGATCCCGCATGGCCTGTTGTTCGAACGGTTCATCGACGTCAACCGTGCGGACCTGCCCGACATCGACATCGACTTCTCGGAGCAGAACCGCAACCTGATCTTCGACTACGTGCGCAAGAAGTATGGCCCGCACCGTGTGGCGCGGCTTGGCACCGTCAACATGTTTCAGGTCCGCTCCGCACTGCGCGCGGCGGCGATCGCGCTGAAGATCCCGGAGTGGGCTGTCGAGGGCATAGCCGATCAGGCCGAGAAGTCCTCGATCGAGGAGGCACTGAAGAACAACGTGCTGAACCGGAAGTATCCGGAACTGGCTGTTGCGGCCAAGCTGATCGACCACCCAAGCCACGCTGGCCAGCATCCCGGTGGCGTCGTGATCACGAACGGCCCGGTGAGCGACACCGTGGCAATCGACCAGCGCTCCGGCGCCACGATGTGCGACTACCGCGATGCCGAGAAGCTCAACTTGCTGAAGATCGACATGCTTGGGCTCACCCAGCTGTCGGTATTCGAGGATGCACTGCAGCTGGCCAACCTTCCGCGCGACACGCTGTCCAAGGTTCCGTTTAACGATACGAAATCGTTCCACATCCTCAACACGCGCCGCTACGCCGGCATCTTCCAGTTCAATGGCGGCGCGCTGCAGCAGCTGACCAGCAAGGTGCTGGTCCACGCATTCGAGGACATGGTCGCGCTCACCGCACTGGCCCGCCCGGGGCCGATGCAGTCGGGCGAGGACAAGCGCTGGTTGCGCATCCGGGGCAATCAGGAAGCAGCCAGCTACCTGCACCCGCTGTTCGAACCGATTTTGCAGCCGACACTGGGCGTCGTGATCTATCAGGAGCAGATCATGCAGATCTGCCGTGCTGTCGGCATGGAATGGCCTGACGTGTCCGCGCTGCGCCGCCTGATCAGCAAGTCTGCCGGTCCGGAGGAGATGGACAAGTTCCTGCAGACGTTCAGCAAATGCTGCAAGCAGCACGGCATGACCGACAGCACGATCGAGCACACTTGGAACGTGCTGCGCGAATCCGGCGCCTACTCGTTCAACAAGAGCCATGCAGTTGCCTACGCTGTCGTTTCCTACTGGTGCTGCTGGCTCAAGGCGCACCACCAGCTGGAGTTCGCCGCAGCCACACTCTCGCACACCAGTGAAGAGAATCAGATCAAGCTGCTGCGCGAACTGGAGAAGGAGGGCATCCGCTACGTTCCGGCCGACAAGGACGTGTCCACCGACAAGTGGACAGTGGGGAACGTTGACGGACAGAAGAAGCTCGTAGGCCCTTTGTCGAATATCATCGGCATCGGGCCGAAGCATCAGTCAACAATCCTGTCGCAACGTGCGCGTCCGATGGAACAGCTGCCCGATCATGTCGGCAAGCTGCTTGCGCGCATGAAGACCAAGATCGATAATCTCTACCCGATCCGCAGCGCTCTCAACGCGCTGATGCCCGATCCGAAGAAACTCAACATCGTTTCAACGCCAAGCGAGATCGGTGCCGTGCAGACCAACGGCGAGAAGTACACCGTGCTTGTGATCGGCCGCGTCAACGAGCTTCGCGAGAAGCCCGCCAACGGCGCGATGTCGCTCAACATGCGGATCGAGGACGACACCGGGGAGATTCTCGCCAAGGTGTCGCGCTACGACTTCGACCCCATGGGCAAGAAGATCATCGCCCATGGGAAGGGATATTACGCATTGAGAGGAATGGTCCCGGCTGATTTCCGGATGATCTGGGTCGAGGGGTTTTGCTTCATCGGGGCCGAGAATGAAAATCACAAATCTGAATGATGTTCCATCAATCGCCGCCTACCTGTCACGCATTCACGCCATCCCACGCACGATCCGCGCGGCAATCGTCGAGACGGTGAAGGGCAGATACTGGAAGGACGCCCACATCGTCCGCTTCAATCCGGCCAAGCTGGAAGTGATCGCGCCGGAGGATGTCGCTCCCACCGAAGGCGAACTCAAGGCGATCCAGAAAGACATGGCCACCTACCAGTGGCCAACCGCGAAGCTGTTGGGCAGGAACTACGAGCCGCCCGAACAGCTGAAGCTGATCGACCCGGAGAACCTGTTCGAATTCCGCAATATGGCCGGTCAGCTGATCATGCTGCAGGAGCGCACGGAGGAAACCGATCGCGGCAAGTATCGTCCGTGGACGTGCTTCGACGACTACATGTGGCGGATGTGCGAGCCGGAAGGCCCGCTGCCATTGTGGGGCATGGAGCACCTCGGCAACAACACCACGGTGTTCCTGCACGAGGGTGCCAAGGCTGCGCGCGCCATGCACCGGCTCACCAACCCGACGACGGACGAAGGGAGGCGCGAGCTTGAGCAGCACCCGTGGGGGCGCGAGCTTACCGGGGCGGTCCATCTCGGCTGGATCGGCGGCGCGCTCAACCCCGGGCGCACCGACTGGAGCGTGCTGTCGAAATCCGGCGTCAAGCAGGCCTTCATCGTTGCCGACAATGACGACCCCGGGAGGCGTGCCATTGCCGACATCGCCAAGCACCTGCATGGCATCACGGTGTTCTCGATCACGTTCAACAAGCACTTCCCGCCGTCATTCGACATGGCCGATCCGTGGCCGCAGCACTTCTTCGTCGAGCGCGACGGCGTCTCGATCTATCGCGGCCCGCAATTCTTGGAGCATCTGCGCCCCGCGACGTGGGCGACCGATCTCACCAAGGCTGGCAAGAAGATGGTCCCGGTGCTGCGCGACGAGTTCAAGAACGTCTGGGGATGGGTAGAGGAGACGGACCTGTACATCTGCCTGCAGCGCCCGGTGCTGCGCTTCCGCGACAAGGTGTTCAACGGGCACATGTCGGCGTTGAGCCACACCAAGGACGTCAGCGTCCTGCTGAAGCGGGAGTTGTCCTGCCAGTACGGCAAGATGGCCTATCGGCCCGACACCGTCGAACGCATCATTGGTCACTCCGGCGAACCGCGCACCATCAACCTTTACATGCCATCGCTGATCACGCCGCAGGCCGGCGATCCCGCACCGTGGCTGGAATTCATGTCCTATCTTTTCCCGGTCAAGCACGAGCACCACCACATGATGCGCTGGTGCGCGACCCTGATCGCGCGCCCGGAGATCCGCATGGCCTTTGCGGCGCTGCTGATCAGCGTCACCCATGGCGTCGGCAAGAACACCTTGGGCGAGAAGATCCTCGCTCCCCTTGTCGGGCGGCACAATTGCTCGTTCCCGAACGAGAGCGACATCGTGGACAGCCAGTTCAATTCATGGGTGGTCAACAAGCGGTTAGCCGTGGTCAACGAGATCTATACCGGGCGCAGCTGGAAGGCGGCCAACAAGCTGAAGGCCTACATCACCGATCGCGAGACATCGGTGAACGAGAAGTACATCAACCACTACACCACCGAGAACTGGGTCCACGTGATGGCGTTCTCCAACTCGATGCGCGCGCTCAAGCTGGAGGACAGCGATCGTCGCTGGTTCGTGCCGACGCTGACCGAGAACCCGTGGCCGCGCGAGAAGTGGGTGTGGATCAACAGGTGGATCGAGGGCAACGGGCTGCGCATCATCCGCAACTGGGCAGACCGCTTCGACGACTATGTCCTGCTGGGCGAGACGGCGCCGATGACCGATCGCAAGAAGGACATCCAGCGCGAGAGCGAGAGTGATGCGATGCAGCTGCTGCGCAGCTTCTGCGAGGCCAACATGGAGATCCCGGTGTCGGTCGCGGAAAAGGCCTTGCGCGATTATCTCGCGCGCGAGACGCCGGAGCGCAGGGTCTATGAGAGCACCACCGAACTGCGCAGGGCAATGAGCGTGCTGGGCTGGAAGACGTTCGACGAGCGGCTCAAGGTCGAGGGCCTGCTGCAGTGGGTGATCATGTCGCCGCAGACCGGCAAGGAACTGGCCAACCGCTCGCAGGACGTTGCCGAACGGCGCAAGTACGTGCGCTCCACCATTGCCCCTCCGGTGGACATCGCCGTCAAGATGCTGTAAAGGCCTGTCCTATGGAATACGCCTTTCGCATGCCGCCGCGCGACTACCAGCTGGAGAATTTCGAGCGCTTCAAGGACAAGTCGGTGTGTGCCATCTTCTCCGATCCCGGCACCGGCAAGACCAAGACTGCGCTCGACATCGTGTCATACCGCTGGCTCAGGAAGATGATAACCGGCGTGCTGGTGTTCTCCTCGCCCAAGGGTGTGCATGCGCAATGGATCGAGGAGCAGGTCCCATTGCACCTGTGGGGGAACGTGCCGGCACTCACTGGCTACTGGAATGGACGCAAGCCACCGGCTTGGTTCTGCCAGCACTGGACGCTTGGGCTGGAAATCTTTTCGACCAATATCGACGCGCTCAACAGCGAGAAGGCCTATGCGCTGCTGGAGCAGTTCTGCCATCAGCACAACAACAAGCTGCTGATCATCGTGGACGAGAGCGACAGCATCAAGTCGTTCAGCGCGAAGCGTTCCAAGAAGTTAAGACTTCTGGCCTTCAATGCGCAGTGCCGCCAGCGCATGATCATGACCGGGACGCCGATCGCCAAGGACCTAACCGACGAATGGGCGCAGTTCTACTTCCTCGATCGCGACATCATCGGGCACAAGTACAAGACCACGTTCCAGTCGCAGTTCTGCATCATGGGCGGGTTCGAGAACCGCCACGTGGTCGGGCACCGCAACGTCGATCTGTTCAAGGAGATCACCAAGCCGCACATCTTCCGCGCCAACAAGGAACAGCTGCATCTGCCACCGAAGATCTACGACACGGTGCAG